ACCATTGACTTGTCGTTTATGAATCAAGGTAGTCAGGATGTAGAGCCAGTGCGGGCGTACGTACTGGAGCAACAAGTAACATCCAGCCAGCAAAGCAATCAGTTAATACAGCAACAAGCACAGCTATGAGAATTATCGAATTAATCATTGACGAGGACAACTACCCAGAGGACGGCGTAGAACTCATTAGCATGGTCAAAGACCCAGCCATTGAGTCGTTTTGGGTCGCCATGAACAAAACGCAAACGCTCAAGTTTGCACAGGTTGATACTGAACGCCGCATCGTAATGGGGGCGGCTATGATCCCAGATATGCCTATAGTAAGGGAGGACGATGAAGGTCAGTACCATGTCTACTTCACGAAGGACACGATTCGCAAAGCAATGGAGTTGTTTTTCAAGAAAGGCTACCAGAACAAAACCAACTACGAACATGCCGAAACCATGAACGGCATGACGGTCGTAGAGTCTTGGATTATTGAGGACACAGAAAAGGACAAGTCCGCGCTTTATGGACTGGAGAACCCAGTCGGTACGTGGATGGTTTCAATGAAGGTGGAGAACCAGCACGTATGGGATGAGTTCGTCAAAACTGGTGACCTCCGAGGGTTCAGCATTGAGGGTCAGTTCCGTGACGGCAAAGCACAGCACAGCAAATTCCTGAGTGAGTTAGAAGATGTGTTAAGTAAGTATAGCACTCCGAAGCACTCATAACCGTAAACCCGTAAACCTTTATCTATGGATATGTTAGCTAGGGTAAACGACCTCTTCAAGCAATACAGCGTGAAGATGGAAGCCGTACCCGAAGAAGAAAAGCCAAAGGAGGAAGAGCCAGCCAAAACAGAAATGGCTGAAATCGCACTCGAAGATGGCACGTTGGTAATGACTGACGCTGAGTCATTTGATGTCGGAGCATCGGTATTCGTACTCGACCCTGACGGAACTCAAATCCCGTTGCCGTCTGGCGATTACACACTGGCAGATGGTCGCAAGATGATTATCGTTGACGGTGTGATCACTGAGATGGTATCGGCTGAAGCACCCGCACCTGCGGAAGAAGCGCCAGCGGTAGCAGAAGCCATGTCTGCGGTTACCCGCGATGAGGTTGAAAACATGATTGTGAAAGCAGTCGAGTCAGTAGTTCAAACTCAAATGAGCAAGATTGCTGAACTGGAGAAGACGGTTGACCAGCAAAAAACGGTCATCGCAAAATTGAGCAAGCAACCTAGCTTGGCTCGTCAAAAGGAAGTAGAACCCGTACAGGACGTGGATGTCACAAGGCTCAAGGGCATTGCGTTGGTACAAGCATTGCAAAATCAATTCGTATGAGCAAGTTTAAATTCGCCCTCGATACGGGGGATTCGTTGAACATTACAGGTGTCAACTATAAGGGAGAGGGTGCAATACCCTACGTAGCCCCAGCCGTACTGTCGGCAGAAACCATCACTAACAACCTTTGTCGCGTTATGCCTGACGTTAAGTTCAAGGCAAACCTGCAAAAGTTGAGCGGTGTATCTGTGCAAACGGCAGCGTGTGATTTCTCTATCGGTTCTGCAAACGCAGTCACTTTGACTGACGTAGTGCTTGAGCCAACCGACCTCAAGGTCAACTACGAAATCTGTAAAGCAGATTTGCGTCAGACTTGGGGAGCGGCTCAAACTGGATCACACTTGGGTAGCCAGTTGCCTCCAGATTTCTCTACGTTCTTGTTGCAGTACACTGCGGCAAAAGTTGGTGAGAATGTCGAGCGAAACATTTGGCAGGGTAGCTACGACGCTAACGGAACTTCAGCAGGTAGCGCACTCGTCAGCAACTTTACTGGTTTCTGCAAGCGTTTGGTTGACGGTAACGCGGCTGTCGGATACGAGAAAAACCCAACAGCGGCATTCGTTGCGGACGCAGGTACAAACGGCGTTCTGAAGCACCTCGATGATTTGGTGAGCAACTCGCCGTCAGTCATCCAGAACAGTTCTAACACGGTTATCTACATGAGCCGTGCTACGTTGTTCCTGTTGCACCGCGCAACCAGCACCATGAACGCAGGTCAAATCCTCATCGGTGGCACTGACCGTCCAACGTCATGGCTCGGTTTCCCAATCGTAACGCCAGCGGGCTTCCCGAACGATACGCTTATCATGGGTGAGCCAGAGAACTTCGTTTTCGGAACAAACGCCTTGACTGATCACACGTCTGTCGATTTGGTCGATATGTCCAAGACTGACGCATCTGACAACGTACGTGTAGCCATGCGCTTTAGCGGTGGTACGCAAATCGTTGACTTGGGTGACGTAGGTTTCGTTTCTCGCGCATCTTAATTCTGTAGGATATGCCTTGCAGTATTACAGTTAACGGTCGTCTTTTTCCTTGCAAGTCTGCCATCGGTGGAGTCAAGCAAGTATGGATTGACGAATGGGTAGATGGATACTGGGAGGACCCTACTTCAGGTAACGTAGCAGATTCCGCTGCTGCACAAACCTTGAAGAATTACGAGATTGCAAAAAACTCAGGGTCGTTCCAGCAAACCGTAACGTCGTCGATTGATAACGGAACGGTGTTCTATTCGCAGGTACTCGAAATTACCTTACCAGTTTTGAGCGCCACATTTAGCGAAGAAGTTGCAGACCTGCTAAAGTCACGTCTGACCATCGTAGTACAGGACAATAACGATAACTATTTCGTTATGGGACTGAAGCACGGTGCGGAAGGTAGTGGCGGTGTTATTGGAACTGGTGCGGCTAAGGGCGACCTTAGCGGGTATCAGTTACAGTTCACTGCTGAGGAGGCGTTGCCTGCTCCAACGGTGACCAGAGCAGCGGCAGGAGCTGATTTGACTTGGACGTTGGCAACCGCGTAACGTCACTTTTGTTCTAGGTTAGAAATCAGGGGGTAGGGGTTAGCGCCCTCGCCCCCTTTTTTTATCTTCGAATATGAAACTACTTACAGCCACGACAACGCAGACTATCTACTTAACGCTCAAGGAGCAAACGCCCAGCAATGCTGTAAACTGGTTTCTTGAGTTTGAGAGTGTCAGCACTAACGTAAAGCACGTGTGTGTCGGCAATGAGCAAATTAGCAACGATAGGTACACGTCGTTTGGGATCGACACAAACGATAACGCCCCAAGCGACGGTAACGTCAACATTACGCAGGAGGGCTACTACATCCTTCGTGTTTACTGGCGCATTGCCGAAAGTAGCCCCAACCCTGATCGTTTGATTGAGACCAAGCTAGTCAATTTTGTCAAGCCGTCGCCAGTTGAACCAACCATAGTAACCGATAGCAACAATGAGCAAGTCATCTACTACGAAGCGTAAGCCGTCTATTATGGCGTTAAGCGCCAATCCCTTGCAGGAAGCCAGCTACGCCGAAAAAATCAATACGCGCGGGTACGTTGAGTACGGCGAGGACAACAAGTTTCCAGAATACCTGCTCTCGTTGTACAACAACAGCGCAATCCATCACGCGCTTTGCGACGGGATAAGCTATATGATTCACGGCGATGGCTATCGTCCGTCTGACCTGCAAGCATCCCTTAAGTACGAGGAGCATGATTTGGATGAGGTGTTGCTCAAGTGCGCACTGGACTTCGTAATTCATGGCGGATATGCACTAGAGGTCAACTGGAGTTTAGATAGGACGTACATCGATTGCATTTACCACTGCCCGTTCGAAAACATCCGTAGTGCTGAAGCTGACGAAAACGGCGATGTCTGGGAGTATTTCTACAGTCAGGATTGGAGCGATACCAAGTGCAAGAAGCATCGCATTCTGGCGTGGAATCCTGACGAACGAAATGAGCATCCGCGTCAAATCATGTACATCAAACCGTTTAGCGCAGGTAGCTACTACTACCCTAAGCCGTCGTACATAGGAGCAATCAACTACATCGAATTGGATCGTGAAATTGCGCTGTTCCACGTCAACAACATCCGCAACGGTTTAATGCCGTCGTTCATGATAAATTTCAAGAATGGCGAACCAAGCGCGATAGAACGTGCAAATATCCGCGCTGAGATTGAAGGGCAAATTTCTGGTGCAAGCAACGCAGGTAAGTGGTTTATGACGTTCAATGACCAGCCCGACCGTGCGCCTGACTTTATTCCGTTCCCAACGTCTGATAACGATACGAAGTACCAGTTTCTTGCCGAATTAGCCACAGAGAAGATTATGATGGGGCATCGCGTAACGAACCCGATGATGTTTGGTCTACTGGTCGCGGGTCGCTTAGGAGGTGGCACAGAATTGCAACAGTCGCGCGAGTTGTTTGACCAGCAAGTGATCCAACCAGCGCGTAAAATTTTCAAAAAGTCGTTGCGTGACCTGTACAGCGCAATGGACATCAACGTGTATTGGGAGATGTCTAAGCAACAGGAGGAGGACGGAGTTAGCTGGTTGTTGTCGAAGGGTGAGTCGATGGAGGGGTACACGCTATTACAGCAAAACCCAGTTGATTACGATACCGATGACAACCTTGGACTGCACCTGCACCTAGCAAGCGTAGTCAGTGCTACTGGTGTCGATGGCGACGATGAGCAAGATACCGATGTGTTCAAGATTCGTTACGCATATCGCGGTATGCCTACATCTACCAAGAGTCGTGATTTCTGCGTGAAAATGATGTCCGCTAACAGGGTGTACAAAAAGGAGGACATACTCAAAGCCAGCAAGATGCCAGTCAACCCGGGCTTTGGTGAGGGAGGCGCAAGAACGTACGACTTGTGGCTCTACAAAGGAGGTCCACGATGTGGGCATTTCTGGGAGCGGCAGGTGTACCTAAAGGAAGACCAAAGCAAAATCACCGTCACGAAAGCACGTCGTATGCTGATGGAGATGCCAGTTGAAGAACGTCGTAAAGCCCAGTGGGTAGCAAATGAGCCAGAAGTTGCCAAGCACCCAAACGATATGCCGCACAAGGGATTTCACCCTAACAACCCGAACAAACCAAGCGACGCACGATGAGTTACAACACCGAAATCCTATTCGTAAGTCCGTCATACATGAAGCGGACTACGTACATCAGCAACAGCGTTGATGAAGAAATGATCACTACGGCTGTAATCGTCGCTCAGGATAAGTACGTGATTCCTATTCTCGGCACAGACCTGTACCTAAAGATACGTGACCTCATCAGCACCAGCGCAATCGCCACTACGGAGTACGAAACACTACTGGAGCAGTACTTGCAAAAGGTCACTGCGTGGTGGGCGTTAGTCGAATTACTGCCCGCTTTGTACGTTCGTCATGACGGTAGCAATCTGGTCATTCGCAACGCAGAAAACAGCACAAGCATTACCGCTAGTGATTTGCACCGTGAAGTCGAACGCTCTCGTCAAACTGCCGAGATGTACACTGACCGCCTAGTAAAGCATTTGCGATACAACTGGGACAGTAAGTACCCAGAATACCATACGAATACCGAAGATGACATCCACCCGATTAAAAAGGTGTATGGACAAAGCGGTATGACCTTTAGCCAAGGTCGGTCATATCGTAGCGGAGTTAAACATATCATATACCCACCGTCGTATGGCTAGTAGAAAAACCAAGGACGAAAACCATCGTTTGATTCAGATTTGGCTCAAGAAAAATGAACGAAGCACTCATAGCAATAATCACTGCGCTCACAGGAACAACCGCATGGCAGTTTTGGATCATAAGAACCAAGCTACAGCACAAGGAAAAGGGGATGGCACGAAGTGACGCGCATGAACATCGAGATGACCTACGCGACCGCGTACGTACGTTGGAACGCCTTCTGAACCAAAGCAGTGAGGAAAAGGATAACTTGCGTGAAGAAATCCTAATACTGACTGGCAAGGTCAAGAAGCTAGAAACCACAGTAGAATGGCTACAAAAAGAAAACGAAGCGTTAAAAAAACGCGCGAAATAAATAAGATAATCCTACACTGCTCCGCTACTAGGGAGGGAACAGATATTGGAGTCAACACGATTCGCCAGTGGCACATGAGCGCACCTCGCAACTGGAGCGACGTAGGATACCATTACGTAATTAAGCTGGATGGCACGGTGCAAGTTGGTCGTCCAGAGGAAAGGATAGGTGCGCACGTAAAAGGCGAAAACACCAATAGCATAGGTATCTGCTACATCGGAGGAGTAGAAACTGATGGTCGCACTCCAAAAGATACCATGACCATCGCACAAGAGTTAGCCATGTTCGATTTGATTCACGCACTCCGTATGCGTTACGGAATGATCCCCGTACACGGTCATAACGAATATGCGGCTAAAGCATGCCCGTCGTTTGTGGTGCTGGAGAAGTACCCGACCATCAACGATGATGTACCGAAATCAGATAAACCATAACCCATAAGCCATGAGTTTTTTCACACAATACTGGAGCGAGATTTTAAACGCCGTCCTGATTGCAGCAGGTACAATCACTGCGCTGACGGAAACTAAGAAGGACGACAAAATCGTTAATGTCTTATCCCGCATTTTTAACGCGGTTGTACTTGGTCGCTCGCGAAAGGAAAAAAAGTAGTACATTTACGGTCGTCTGCATTCTGCGTTCTGCGTAGTGTAGTTTTTCCTAGAATCCCTCGGCTTCACGGTCGGGGGATTTTTTTATATCCAAACCCGTTTTTTTCATCTGGTTTGCGTATCTTTGCTGTTATGGGAAAACTTAAGGAACACTACGCTGAGGACATAAACCGTACTCACGTATTAGCGCAATGCGCCACTGACCACGACAATCGTTTAGAGTCGTACGCCGACTGGTGTCAGCACCAGATATATGTACACAGGAACTCGTACGTACCCAGTGATCCACTGGTGTCGTCGTTGCGTCGTCGCATTGTCAGTGCGCAATATGTACTGCGCAACCGCAACGAGCCGTACGGCATCGATTACCATGTATTCGAAGTCGAGTCTGCTCTCTTAGCACTAGAACAATTTCTAACCAAAAATCAGTTGTAATGAAGATTACGCAAATTACGCCCACACAGAAGGGCGGTTACGATGGTCGTGACGGATACGTTTACACCTACGATGTCACACTAGATGACGGAACTACTGGCGAAGTCGGTAGCAAAACGCCCAACAAGTGGCAAGTCGGCGATGAGGTCGTTGTGACCAACAAGCGCGAAACGCAATATGGCGTACGCCTGTCAATCAGCAAGCCAAACGCTGGCGGTGGCGGTTACAGCCGTGGCGGTAGCGACTACAACAACCCACAGCGCCAAGAAGAAATCAACGCAAGTTGGGCTTTGAACGCATCTATTGCGTTAGGCAAGAAAACGCCCGCTGATGTACTGGCAACAGCCAAGGCGTTACTGGATGTTCGCAAGGAGTTGTTGGATCACATGCGAGCAAGTCAGCCGTCAGCCCAGCCCCCTGCTCCTAGTGAGCCACCCGTTCAACAGCAGGTAGTTCCAGAACCGTCTGCTGAAATAGAAACCGACCTCCCGTTTTAATGAATGACCTCAAGCTAACTATCCTGAAGCACTTCACGCACGTCAAGATGTGCGCTGAACATCTGAATGTAGAGCCAGCAACCGTAAAGCATTGGATCGACAATGCGCCGAGAAATTTGCTGAAGCACCTGCCAGAAATTTCTACCGCGACCGATATGTCGTATGACGAAATTGTGCGATTAGTTTTACAACGTGAAACTGAAATCGGAAAAACAGAATGACAGAACAGGACGTTACGACTGGGGCGGAATCAACACCGCCCCTCGTCGTATCCGCACAAAAAGGGTTTTGGATACCTATCGAAATATGGCGCAGGACTGACTTGACCGCCCACGAACGTCTGCTACTGGCTGACGTGTACGCTATGCAGTCACAAGGTCTAGTGTACTTCAAAAGCAATGCTCGTATTGCTCACGACATCGGCTGTAGCGACGCTACGGTCAAACGCTCGTTAGCTAATCTGCGCAAGCTAGGTCTGCTCAAGCACGGTGATGCCAAGCAGGGTAACGTACGGGTGCTTATCGTGCCTGCACTGGATCACTTTGACCTAGGTCAGAATGAACTAGCTAGTGGCTCAAAACGACCCAAGCCAAAGGTCAAAATGAACCGTAAGGTGGCTCAGATTGCGCCACATAATAAATCAGAGAATAAACCAGTGAATAAATCAGATAGTAATACAGAGGTGTTGTATCCGTGGGATTCCGATAAGTTTGCTGAAACGTGGCGTATCTGGCTGGACGAACGCAAGCAACGCAAAACCAAAAAGTACACACCACGAGGAGAACAAACTGCGCTACACAACCTTCAGAACATCTCACAGAACAATGAACAAACAGCGATTGACATTATCCATCAGTCCATTGCCCAAGGATGGCAAGGGCTTTTCCCAATTAAGTCCGCGTCAGGAACAAAGGTTCAATCAGACCATCAACAGCTTAGAAACTATATCGAAACTGGGCAGTACTAACCTGTCGGTTGACCAAGCAGTGCGTACAGGCACTAACATCGGCACAGCACTCAAGTACCAACCCATAGCAACCCGTCAACTACTGCTCGCTGGGATCAAAAACGTGTGCGACTTTCTCGATTTCAAAAAACGGCTGTCTACGGATGAGGATTACATATTCTGCTTTGAAACGCTAGTAAGCGAATTTCCCGCCATGACGCTGGAGGACTGGGTAATTATCCTAGGTCGCATTAAGATGGAGTATTACGGCGAGTATTACGAACGGCTTAAGGTCGGCGAATTTCGCAAAGCATTCCTTAAGCACGATAGTGATCGTCAACCGTACGTTGAGCAAATGAACACTGAGCATCGTGTGATTCGTGGAGCAGTAAACCCTACGCACATCACTTTTCAGCCACAAAGCATGGCGGACATCCGTCGCAAACGTAACGCACCCATCTTTGCTTTAGCCCAGCATTTGAGTAACTTGAACCCGAACCCCAGCACGTTGGAACAGGACAGTGAACCCGTGCGGGAGAAACAAGATAATCTCGAACCCGATGGCAGTGACCAAACTCAAGCACAAACTGGATAAAGTGTTTAGTGAGTTCATTCGTTTGCGCGATGCTGACGAATGGGGATACGTCAACTGCATAACGTGTAGCGAACGCAAACACTGGCGTTCTGTGGACTGCGGTCACTTCATTACACGAGCCAAGTTGTCTACCCGATTTGATCCTCAAAATTGTTCCGCGCAATGCAAAGGGTGTAACATGGTCGGCAAGCAGTACGTACATGGGCTGGCGTTAGATGCGAAGTACGGCGAAGGCACAGCTAAAGAGATTTACCACAGAAGCAATCAACTTAAACGATTTACGGAACAAGAGTACACAGAAATGATTTCCTTGTACCGAGCCAAGGTCAATGCGCTCAAACGCGAACGAAATATGGAATAGGTTTATCTCAGAAAACTACAAGCAGTTGGTGGCTGTAGCGAGAAAAATCCATCGCGACGCTGAAGATTTGGTACACACAGCGTACCTAGCGTGTCGAGATAAAGAGAACGTGCGCAACATGACGGGATACTTTACCCAAGTAATGAAGCGACAGGTGTACAGCGGTAAGTTTGGATTGGATCACACGTACAACACGTACGAGTTTTTCTCTACAGCAACGGATGATGAGCAAAGCGACGTATTGATGCTGGAGCAAATGGAGTTGTTCGTTGACCGTCTGCATAAATTCGATAGAGCAGTTTGGAAACTGCACGTCCAAGGGTACTCAATGGTCGAAGTGTCTGCTGGTGCAGGAATACCTTTGCAGACGTTATACAACTCGTTAAGTCAAACCAGAAAAACCATTACAGAATGTTTCTCACGTCAAGCGAAATCAGGCATCACCGAATGACAGTGTGCAAGAACTGCAAGCACTATGTCGAAACAACCAAATCGTGCGGACCACTAGCCCGCCCCAAGTACGTCACGGAGGACGGTTATCGCGCCAAGTTGTGCGGATGCGTTATGCCCGTCAAAACCAAGCTAAAGGCAAGCAAGTGCCCGCTCGATAAGTGGGACTGGGTAGTCAGCCCCGCAGAAATTGAACAGCTTCGTTCTACACTGGGCGTTATCGGTAACAGTGTAACGGGCGCAGAAATCCAATCGCTGTTTGCGTTGTGGAATCAGTTAAGCGGGCAGAATCGCACAGCGACAAATTGCAGGTCGTGCATTCAGGATGTGATCCGTGATTTAGAAATGATGCTGGCGCAAGTTGATGAGCAAGCACATAAGAGTAAGGTCGTGAAAAAACCACGTCGGACGAAAAAAAAATAAGTCGGGAGGTTGGTTTTTTGAAACATATCGCGTAAGATTGCGGTATGGAAAAACCACGCATACAACAGGCAGACCAGTATCGTTGGCTGGATTTGACCGTTGGCACAGCTAGCAACATAGCTGACGCATTTGAGATGGCGCACCAGCGTTCGCCTGGACACGCCGCGCTAACAACGATTTTCGGCGATACGATAACCTACTCATGTCATGTAGGCGACGTCGTAGTTACCGCCCTGTACAATGACGCGATGCAAACTTGGTCAGTGACCATGCAGGTCGATGATGACCGCATCGATTTCTTCGGCGACTTTAAATCCGCTGGCGAAGCACTCAGCAACGCACAGCATCTGTTTCACTCTAAACTCGGACACGCATGAGCAATCTAGTATGTCAATGTTGTGGATCACAACTCGAGCCGTTCAAGAACGCCAAGGGCGAGTACCTGTGGCTGTTCGAATGGCAGGGCAGTGGCGGTAACACCGTCTACGCCAAAACTCGCGAGGACGCACTGGTCAAAATCAGTGAGCAGTTCTCTAGTCTTAAACCGCTCGAACGGTCACTGCGCCAATGCACTTGGCAGCAGTACGTTGACTTCGATAGGGCGCTTCAAATGATGTGCGTATGAAAATCTACGTACACGCCAAGTCCAAGAAAGCTGTCAACGAGATGTTGGCACAGGGCAAAACCGTCACGGGCATCAACTACTCGATGTTCGGTGACGGTGGACTATACGTCCTCACAAACTGCGAAGCAGGTACAGTAGTCGCTATCTACGATAAGATGATAGGTAGCAACCCAGTTGCAAAATCGTGGGGTACTTGGAATCCAGAAAAAAACCGATTAGATTAACCGTCATGGAAAAACACATTAGCAAATCAGAACTGCCAGCAGTTCACAATTACTACGCTCAATTTTGGCTTGACCTCCAGATTGATAAGCCGTACGCATTTCACTCAGGCGGCGATGGCTCGTGCCCGATGTGGTACTGGAATTTGATCCTGAGTCGTCGTAATCTCAGTTTATGGACGAAGGGCATTATCCCGCACCGTGGATTCCGCCTTCGTGATACCAAGAACTATTTCGGAATCAAGGGCGATGCCAAAAAAACGCTGGCAACCTTGGAAACGATGATTGAACACGTACAGAAGTATGGCTGGCTATAACGGTTGGACAAACTACGAAACGTGGCTCACGTCCATGTACTTTCTCGATGACGTTGAGTCGTTGCTGGAAGGCGCAGTATTCACGTCCAAGTATGAACTGGGTCAGTTTATCAAGGACAAAGTAGAAGAGTTCGTATTTGAGGTTTATGAGGGCGATAAGCTACACGGTTATGCGTCGGATTTGCTCCGAGCGGCATTCAGTAGCGTTAACTGGTACGAACTGGCTGATCATATCGTGCAGGACATGGACAGCAGTGAATTAGCTGACTACGGATACGCTGACAACGATTAAAAAAAATCAGCATGACGTTTGGTTTTTTGAACTGAACAACGTAGATTTGCGACATGGAAAAACTATCAGAATGGCGGGCTGGTGAGGTTCAACTGACCTACAAGCGCCAAGACTCAAACAAGGACAAAGTAGTATCGTCGCAGGGCGCTACTACTTTTTTGCGTAGCATCTATGGTGACGCTATTGAGCATCGCGAGATGTTTATTGTACTAGGGCTTAATCGCGCCAACGAAATCAACAGCTACTACGTTGCTGGCGTTGGTGGCGTATCGGGCACGGTTGCAGACCCGAAGGTAATTATGCAGTACCTGCTACTGAGCAACAGTGTAGGGTGCATCGTATCGCACAATCACCCGTCTGGCAACACACGACCTAGCAGTCAAGACCGACGATTGACTCAGACCCTTAGCGATGCTTGCAAATCGCTTGACATCGCACTGCTTGACCACGTGATCCTCACAGCAGGGTCGCAGTATAGCTTTGCCGACCATGACGAAATTTAATTTATCTTAGCAAAATGGAAAAACTACACGTACCCTACGTTCCAGCCGAATGGCAGAACACCGATGACCAGCCAACACTGGTATTTAGAAACGGCGAACCCGTTACCCACGTCACGCCCGTCAACTGGGATAATGGCGTTGTACTCGTATCGTGCGATAAGTACGGCGGCACACGCCCCCACTACAAGGACGGTCGGGTCTACTCCACGATTGAGTGTGAACACGATTTGATGTGCGTCAAGCCGTTTCATAAAAACGTCTGGTTTCTGGAGTTCAGAATTATCGGCGACTGCACGCACGTCACTCCGCACGAGTTCACTACTCTGGAATATGCGCAAGAATACGCCCGGGAGCATGTTGGCGTAATTGCTACTACAGGCGAGATGTACAAACTCGCAATGTCACACTACAGAACCCAGCAAAATGCCTAAGCGCAATTACTTGTCGGTATCTGCGCTCAAGCAGTTTGCCAAATCCCCGAACCATTACATCGCGTACTGCAACCGCAAGTTCGAACCAACGCCAGCGATGGCGTTCGGTTCGGCGGTGCATACCATGATCCTTGAGCCAGACCAGTTTGACGCTAGGTACGTAGTTGCGCCTGACGTTGACCGTCGTACCAAGCTGGGCAAAGAAAAGTACGCTGAGTACCAGTCCAGCATCGGTAATCGCGAATCGCTCTCGCAAGCACAGATGTATCAGCTACGCAAAACGTACGATGCCGTGTGCGGTAATGAGGACGCAACCGCCCTGCTCATGA